TTAGCTGGCTTTTTTAACCTGAGGCAGATCGAAGGCTTTACGTAATGCGCGGACAAACGCTTTGTCATGGCAGATGGTTTTGCCCGGACTGTCGGAGAGCTTCGCGACCGGCTTACCGTTACATTCCACCAGTTTTATGACGATGTTCAGCGGTTTCACCTGAGGAATATCACAGGTTAACCGCGTACCAATCCCGAAACTCAGGTTCACCCGCGATGAGAAATGGCGATAAAGGTCGACGGCTTTCGCCAGGTCAAGGTTATCGGAGAAGACCAGCACCTTACTCATGGGGTCGATGCCCAGTTTTTCGTAATGGGCGATGGCTTTCTCACCCCATTCAACCGGGTCCCCGGAATCATGGCGCAAACCCTGGTAGCGTTCGGCAAACTCAGGGCCAAAGTCGCGCAGGAACGCGTCCATGGTAATGCAGTCGGTAAGGGCAATACCCAGCCGATCCGGGTATTCCTCTAACCACGCGGCGAGGGCGGCGCGCTGGCTGTTGGCAAGGTCAGGGCTGATCTGCTGGTGCGCCTGGAACCATTCGTGCGCCTGGGTGCCCATCGGCGTTAAATCAAGGCGACGTGCCAGATCGTAGTTACTGGTGCCAACGAACCACGGCTCCTGTTGCAGACGTCTGACAATGGCTTCCTGAACCTCGCGAGAGAAGCGGCGGCGCGTGCCAAAGTCCATCAGACGGAAGCGGGACATATCCAGCCCTTCGGTCAGTGTGGAAAACTCAACGAGTTTATTCTCCAGAGCGGCAACCGCCTGCGTCACACCGGTTTCAGGGGAGCGATAGCGGTGGGCCAGCTCGCTGATCACGGCCAGAAGCGGCACTTCCCACATGATCACCTCGCGCCACGGGCCGGTCAGACGAATGTCCAGCTTGCCGTTATCATTGGTGACGGTGACCTGTTCCGGGTTATAGCGGAACTCACGCAGCCAGTTCAGATAATCCGCTTTAAAGAAAGGCAGGCCTGAAAGCCACTGATATTCGTCATCGGTGAGCGCCAGATGCTGCATGGCCTCGACCTGTTCACGAATGGAATCTGCGTAGATACCCAGCAAGTCGTCACCCCGGCAGCGAAATTCCGCCGCAACATGGACATCATGATAGTGGTGAAACACGGCTTGCTGCATATGCAGCTTGTACGCGTCGGTATCCAGCAACGTATGCAGAACCGGAGAAGCGAATTGAGTCATAGGTGCGCTGTAGCATCCTCTCACGGGAGCGTTTAGTACAATAAACAACTCCGGAGTATACCCTGTTTAGTGATTTATTGAACCCCGATCACAACATAAGCACACTTTATGGTCGAGAGCATTTCGTGCCCCGTGTTATAAAAATGTAGCAATAGTGCTGCTAACCACTTGAATTTAAGGTTATCTACTGCGCTACTTTCATGCTTTGGGGCAGTGATGGGGCAAAGTTTGAAAGCGCCTGGTTGAGCAGAGAAACCTGTTCGGCACTCTTCTCTGACATCCACTTTCCATACACCTTGTAAACCATCTGAGCATCTGTATGCCCCATCTGAGTTGCTATAAAGTTTGGGTTAGCACCAGCTGACAATGACCAGCACGCATATGTATGTCGTGACTGATACGCGTTGCGGTACCGAATACCGGCGCGCCTGATTATCGGGGCCCAAATTTTATTAATCGAATTAACCGCGTAGTGATATCCTGTGCGAGGTCCACGTTTGACGCATTGAGGGCTGAAAACGAAAGTGCAGGGTTGAATGGCTGATTGTCCATACTCCCGTAACTTCACTTCAACCTCGAACTGCCGGCCAAGGCGTGTCAACTGGGCCTGATTCCTCAGGGCATCAATAGCTGGTTGTATGAGATAAATCACCCTGTCAGTTCCTGCCTCGGTTTTTGGCAGGGTGAACTCATACGTTTGGGTCAGGTTACGCTTAACCGTAATGGTGCCCGCGGTGAGATCAATATCTTCCCATGCAAGACCACATAATTCCCCATGTCTCATTCCGGTATAAACGGCAACGGTCCAGAGGTTTCGCATCTGCTGGTGGCCGCATGCCTGGATGAATCTGATAAACTCGTCTGTCGTGAGTGGATCTGGTTCGTCTTTTGCCTTCCTGAGACGGTTAATTCCGCTAAACGGGTTTTCCTTTGCGTAGCCATTATCAGCTCCAAACTGGAAGATCTCGGCCATCAACATCATGTAATTGTTCACCGTGGACGACTTCCGGCCTTTTACCTGTGTCCGGTGATCCTTCTTCATTACATGGAAACCCGTCAGCAACTCCTTCCTGACATACAGCAAATCCTCAGTGGTAACCGCAGAAACCATTTTATTTTCGCCGATACGCGGAAGCATGTTTTTTATGATGGACTCGTACCTACTCATGGTATTAGAGCTGATCTCCATTCTCTTCAGCTCAGACCATCTTTCGGTAAGCTCCAGCACAGTAATTTCCTTTCTATCCTGACCGAACCGGGCAAGGTTCGGTGAGTTTGGGAATTTTTCTGCATAGTTAAAATTCCCCATTCTTATCGCAAAACAAACCGAAGAACGCAGCTCACCAGCTATCTTGCGATTCTTTGCAGTGTCAGGGACACCGAGGTTTTCCCTGACACGTTTACCTTTATACAGAAACCAGATGCGGAGTGAACCGCCGTGGTTTTCAACGCCTGTCGGGTATGATGCATTAGCCATTAATCCCTCCTGACGTCCAGGAGCGTTGACGAGTGTACTGCTTTTCATGCCGTTTTCGCACCAGGTTGATTTTTTTTCTGAGCTTCGATCCACTGATCAACGGCTTTCCTGTTGTACATGCATTCGCTCGAAGGCTTGGGATTACCATCTGGTGAAATGTGCAGGTACTCGCGGCCCAGCATCCAGGATTCTTTTCTGGCGCGGGTGATGGTTCCGGGCTTGAGCCCGGTAACCGCAATCAGCACCTTTTCGCTAACCCAATCATTCGGGACCAGCAAAACGACATCGGCAGTATCACGCATTAGTACCCTCCATTTTTTTCTCGACGCAGTTTTCCCAACCACCGCAGCTGTTGACCATGTCTCCCAACCTCGAGAAACAGGCGTTCATCCAGCGCAACCCGCGGGGCGTTAGTGATGGCACGGTTCCCCAGTCGATGAAGTCCGAATTGCTGCGATGCATATATTTGATGAGGTCCAGAATGTTGATGTAATGGGCACGGCGTTTTTCCATATCCCAGCCCTTGTCTTCCAGATACGAATCGATGAATGCCTGCAATGCTGGCTGATTAAGCGAAATGTCGCCGTACTGGTGGCGGTACACCGGGCGACGATGCAGACTCACCAGATGGAATAAGTAGGCATCAGATACCCATGTCAGAGCTTGCTGGTGGGCCAGCTCAACAGAGCCAGCCGGATTCCATATTTCATTATTTTTCACCGTTACCCCTCCCAGCCGATCGCTTGGAACAAGCCCATTTTAGGGTGATACCAGCGGGTGCCGCGCGGCTCAGCTTCTGACATCATCTGGTGGAACGCTGCCATAAATGGCTCAAGCTCGACGATAGCCCTACGAGACAAAAGCCCATCAGGAGTCATGAATTCGTGTGTGTCGGTAGGGATGCGGTAGGCGTTGACCAGATTTCGACACTTGGCGTCAGTCATACCACTTTGGGCAACAACCTGGCGGTATCCCACATACCCGGCGCGCATGTTGCCGCGTTTAATGTTTTCCACGGCTTCGGTAACCGTTTCGATCTGCTCTTCAACATGATTCAGGCGCTTCTGCTGGCGAACGGCGTCGGCGGCCATTGCAGCGATCATCTCGATTTCAGTCAGCGGTGCGCGAGTGCGGAAATAGCTGTTGACCAGTTCGCGCTGAACCTGCCAGGCAAGATCATCGTTAAATGGCTTCGTCAACATCAGGTAGCCTGATTCGAAAAGCACAATCCCTGACGGTGCAAATTTAGAGAATGTCCCTTCCGGGAGGTCCGTACGTATTACGTCCGCACCTAATTCGGCATAATCAACACCGTTGATGAAATGCTCACGGTTTCGGTTGAATGCCGCACGCGCGGTGCCTTCTGGTCGCTGGTGGACTTCATCAACCATCGCCAGCGTCACAACGCGCTGACCGCGATATTCGACTGCCGGAAGCTGTTGGTTATTGATCGTTACTGTGTTCATGCTCGATACCTTTCTGAGTGCCCGGCTTTACGCCGGGCTGGCAAATCACTTAACCTGGATAAATGGAGTATTGGCGCCGCTGGTCATGTACTGGGGCAGAGTGCCGTTCCATTTGTTGATGGCCTCCAGTTGCAGAACTTCCGGGTTCTCACGCATGGCCTGTCCACGGATCTGGATAGACTTTGCTTCTGCTTCTGCCAGCTTCAGTTTTGCATCCGCCTGGCCATCAGCCTCAGCGCGCAGCATGTTGGCTTCAGCTTCTCGTTGTTTCACTTCCTGCTCACGTTGTAAGGTTTTCTGGTTGGCGGTGACTTTGGCATTGATACTGTCGATAACTGTCGGCGGGTACTCAGGACGGCCCACGTAAGAAAGACTGATAACCTGGATTCCTACCGGCCCCATGTCTGACTGAATCTCTTTCAGAGCGTTTTCAAGCAGTTCAGCTTTCCCGCCGTCAATGAACTTATCAGTGCTCATGCGGCTTGCGAGGCGATTAAGGGCGTCTGCAATCTTTTGGCGCAAATCGGTATCGGTGATGTCGTCCACACCTTTGCGATAGGTCTGGAAGACCGTCGTCACTTTGGTCGGATCAACTTTATAGGCGACGCCGATGTGATAGCCGATAGTTGTGCCGTCGCTCATCTGAAAGTTGAAAGCGTCCTCGTAGGTCTTCATCTGTTTGAAGGTCGGGAAGATATAAACCTCAGTGTTCCAGCCAGTCCAGTAACGACCCACACCTACCACTTCGCCAACACCTTTGTCGTCGCCCAACTTATTCACCTTAATACCCACGTTGCCGGGTTCGACTCGATCGCAACCTACAAGACCGATTGCAGAGAGCGCGATAATTGAAGCCATAATTGCATTTTTCATTTTTTTTCCTTCGTTACGGTAACTACAAGACCCTTACAAATGGCGTAGATGCACGGCGGAGTCAGAACCGCCAGGGCAAAGCCGGATATAACTGCCGTCGTGTCCTTCATCGAAATGAGGATTGGAACGAACAACCCATAAACGCTGGCGACAATCACCACCGATAAAACAACACGTAAGTAAGCAACCATCAGCTGATCCCTTCTGGTTTGCTGGCCTGTAGCTCTGCTTGCTCTTTCACGTAGCGGTCGTGCATGGCGTCCCACTTCTCTAGCCACTTCTGCAAATTGCGCTTACGTTCCAGGATTCGGCGGATGCGCCTCATGCATCGGTTATGTGCAAAGAGATATTGCTGGGTGTGCTGGCCCATTCGATTGACGAGCACACCGTTGCTGAACACAGGCTCGTCTGGTTCGTTGGTATTCAAGCCGGCGCGCTGAAAAGTTTTGGTCACCATGTAGTGAGCAAGATTACTGATCGCCGCACTCCTGCTGAGAAAACGGCGCGAGTAGCCGTGTCGTGATACGACGTAAACTGGCTGCATATCTTTAGCAAAGGCACTATCAATTGAGGTTGAGCTGATGCGTTTATCTTTCATTTCCGGTCCTTAACTTTGCTGTATCGTTCGTGACTCATTACTTCCCAGTTCTTTCCGCCATCGCGGGAGAGTAGCCGCCAGCGATGGTTAACTTTGAGGCTCAAATTCCCCGAGCCGTGCATTCGGCAGGGGTGAATGCGCCTTTCCCTGAACTGGCTTAAAACGTGTACCGCTTTGAGGTGAACCCACTCAGGAATTCGTATTGCTGTCAGTGCCACCAGACCCCCCCATTTCATTACCCTCCGTTTTCGGAGCCTCCACTTTTTGTTTTTTGACGAACTCAACCAGTTCAGAAATGAGCTCGTCGATTAATGCCTTTCCGCTATCCGTAAGGAATTCACCGCCGCCATTAACATCAACCGCGCTGCTGTAAATTCCCTTGATAGCTTTTACGCCTTCGACATTCCCGTACTCACTGATCGCAAGCCTTTCGAATTTTCGTAATAATCCATCGAGAAGAATCTCTGTTAACTCGACCGTGTTAATACCGCCTTTATTTAGTTTAATAACAAGACAGTTACTGCCTGTTTTACGCTGATGGCGCAATAACGCTGCCTTTAAAATTCTGCGTCGATAGGTGTTGATTAAATTATCCATTGCGGCGCTCCTCCTCTAATCTCATAACAATTTCCTCTTCTTTTTCGGTCCAATCATGAATTTCGCCAGCAAGGTCATAAACAAGAGAGCAAATAGTTTTGAGTTGGAAATGGTCCAGCTTGTCGTGGTATTCAAATAAAGTTTGCGATAAACCAGCCAGTTGCTCGGCTTTGATATTCACAACCTGAATGTCTTGCCTTTTTGATAAGCTCATAATTACCGACCATATGCTTTTTTAAGATAAAGACGAGCGATTACCTCGTAACCGCAGGCCGCATAAAGGCACGCTGTTCTGTATGCCGTTTTATCCTTGATGAAAGTCATACGAAGCGCCTCACAGCCAAAGACGCGACTACCCGACCGTGAATTTTTATTTCTTTCTGTTCATCGGTATTAAGGGTGAAAGTTTCGTAATGATGGTTATCAGATATGATTTTTAATGAGCCATCAGCTAATGGCTCAATTCTCTTAATGAAAAGGCATGGGCGACCGAAAGCATCCATTGTGTACACATAAATGCCAGAGGTAAGCGCAAGTCCACCGCAATCAACGAAAGCCACAACCTCACATGGTTCGATGGTCGGCTGCATGGAATCACCTTCCATCCGGCAGCTTTGAACGCGGTTGCCAAAGTCATTAATGTTGTCAGATCCGAACAGCATTTGAGGCGTTTTAATCGGCTGATTAATAGCGACGGAATTATGCATTTTCATTTCCTCGGGGTGAGTTTGTCCTCACCCGTAAAGGTGTTAATAAAGATTGGTTGAATTAATTATTTAGTTAAATGGTCGAGACCATTTTTTTAATATCAGGATGTTCATCAATGATTTTTTTAGCATCATCACATGCTTCTTCATAAGACTTGAAGAAATCAACCAGAACAAAATAATTATCTACACGTTCGTAGATAGCGAATTCCAAACCATCAATAAAAGTTGTGTTAAATTCGTAATCAAAATCATTCTGATGAGGCTGTGCAGCTCGTAAATAAATCCAATGTGAATTTGCTGCTTTAAGCTTGGCGTGGATATCAAATGCCTGGCTCGCTGGGTTTGGTTGGGAGGTTGTATTCATCTCATTGGCTCCGTTGTTTGCCGATGAAATGAGAATACTTAAGTATTAATTGGAGGTCAATGGTATTAATACAAAAAGAATAATAGATTTCTTATGTATTTGTTATTGAAGATTATTTTAGTAATAAAAAAGCCGACACTATGGTCGGCTTGGTGCTTTTTTGGTAGCAGATCAGAAGATTGTTGATACCCAAAACAGCCTTCCTAAAACCTCAAGACTATCCATGTCTACTTCTTCGTCAGGGTATTCATCAGAGTTGTAGCTTCTGATTGTTACCTTATCTGGCCCAGATCTGTAGAGGATTTTTAACCTTTTCCATCCACCTTGGTTGATGCCGTAAATTTTACCATCCACGATACGCTTGTCATGGCAGTTTATGGCAACAGTTGAGCCATCAGCGATCACTGGCTCCATGCTATTCCCGTGTGCAGCAAAGCATAGAACGCCATCACCATCACTATTAGCTCCCACCTTTCGCAATGTTGCTTTGGAAAACCTAAGTTTTTTGCCATTGTAATCATCATTAAGAGCGCTGCCATCTCCACATGCGAACTCGATATCCTTCAAGTAAGGCACCTCTACCTCATCATCCTCAAGCGGCGTTTGCTTATCCCATGGATCTATACCAAACATCCTTTGTTCTGGAGTTTTTGCGGGCCCCATGGTGCCTTCACCAGTGCTTAACCATATTGGATCTACATCCAACGCTTTGGCTATATCCACGATTTTTCCGCTGGAATGAGCTTTTCCTGAGGTTAGTTTTTGTATGGCCCCCTGGCTTACCCCAACCCTATGCGCTAATTGACTTTGAGTAGCCCCGGCATGAGCCATCGCCAGCCTTAGTCTTTCTGCAAGTGTGTTCATCTAAGTATCTCCGATTTCTGTGCATATTTAATACCACAGGATTAACCATGGCAAGCGGATAATACTTGATTAATTATTCCTTTGGTATTATTTTATATCTTTAATATTAATACTAAGGGCTTTGTTATGACTGATGAGGTTTTTGAATCCCCAATGGCGAAAGCCGTGTACGTTGCTGGTGGGCAAAGTTCGCTTGCTAAAAAGGTTGGCGTTACGCAAGGAGCGGTCTGGAAGTGGGTCAGGGGGATCAAGAAAGTTTCTCCTGTCCATGCAGTGGCAGTCTCAAACGCAGTTAATGGAGTTGTTAAGCCTCATGAACTGCGTCCTGATTTGCCGACTCTTTTCCCGCACCCGGGCAATGAGGTGTGACATGTCACGGCATTATTGCGTCAGCGAACCTTTACTGGTGGCTGAATTCAGTAACGAAAATGAGTTGGCGGGTGTCGCATGAGCATGGAACTGATGGTTAAAGCAATGAAGGTCAAGGTGGGAAATCCACTGCGTAAGCTCGTGCTACTGAAGCTTGCAGATAACGCTAGTGACCATGGCGAGTGCTGGCCAAGCTATCAACATATCGCCGATCAGTGCGAAATCAGTAAGCGATCTGTGATGATTCACATTGATGCTTTATGTGAATGCGGCCTGGTAAAAAAAGAACTTCGCCCAGGTCCAAAAGGTAACTCAAGTAATGTATATCGGCTTGATTTCAGTAGTGCAGGAGATTCACTAGGGGGTAGTGCAAATCGTTCACTACCTGGTGCAGCAGATTCACCCCGTAGTGCAGGAGATTCACTAGGGGGTAGTGCAGGAGCTGCACCCAGAATCAGTCACTCTTTTGAACCAGTCAATGAATCAGTCATAGAACCTAAATATAACGGTTCATCTGATAACCATTCTGAAAATCGCTCTTCCAAAGAGAACTATTCCAACGAGTTCGAGAAGGCATGGCAGGCATACCCTAAACGTGCTGGCGGTAATTCTAAAGCTGCCGCCTGGAAAGCCTGGAAAGCTCGAATCAAAGACGGTGTTAACACTGAGGCAATGCTGGCTGGTGTAAACCGTTATGCAGGTTATGTCCGTGCTACAGGTAGCGCCGGAACGCAGTACGTGAAACAGGCGGCGACGTTCTTTGGACCCGATCGGCATTTCGAAGAGCCATGGCAGGCGCCATCTGGTGCGGTAAGCGGTAGACCTGGTGGGCTGCCGGTTTCGGGGTTTAGTGAACAAGACTATGGCCAATCAGACTGCAACTGGTAAGCAGGAGAAATCACAATGCTGAGTATTAAACAACGCGAAGAAAGGGAAGCTCTAGTGGCAAAGCGCGAAGGGCTTCGTGAAGAACTGGCGTTTGCTGTTGAACATAAAAAACCGTGGCAGTGGGGGAGCTGGGAGTCAGGCGACGTCCACGCCGCCGACTGTGAAAAACATGGCAACTATCAGCGCATTTCCCTCACTGGAAAAGCATATCGTGGAGTTGAAAACGTTAAATACTCCCAGTGCCCGGAGTGTGTGAAAGCGGAACTTGCTGACATTGAATCCAGTCTGCGTGCATTACGAGTAGTCGACCTGATGGACAATGCCGGGATCGCAAGACGATTCGAAGCATGTGAATTCGATAACTACCAGGCTGTCAACCCGGATGCCGCCAAAAATCTGGCAGTCTGTCAGCGCTACACCGCCAGTTGGCCTGATCGCCTGAAAGCTGGAACTGGGCTCGTCATGACCGGAAACTGCGGGACCGGTAAAAACCATCTGGCAGTGGCCATGGCGAAGAGCATTATCCGTGGACATCTCGCTAAAGTGGAAATCACCGACGTTATGCGCCTCACCCGAGCAGTGAAAAGCACGTGGCGCCACAATGCTGAAATGACCGAGGAAGATGTAATTGAACGTTTCGCTTCATTGGATCTGCTAATTATCGACGAGGTGGGCGTTCAGTTCGGCAGTCCGACTGAAATGACCATCCTTCAGGAAATTATCAATGCCAGGTACGAAAGCATTTTGCCAACAATCCTGATCAGCAATCTTACATTCGACCAGTTGAAAGAAACGATTGGCGAGAGAATTGTGGATCGGGTTACCGATGGTGGCCGCAACCGTCTGGCATTTGGCTGGGGAAGTTTCCGTGCCATCGCGTCAGGAGTTGTAGCATGACTCCTGTCTGGAAAAATGAAGATCTGGAAGGTGCGGTGATCGGCGCAATTTTTCTGCGTGGTGCCGACCCTGAGGTACTGGATATTCTTTCCAGGGTGCCAGCCACCGCTTTCTCGGTACCGCAGTATCGGGAAATATATACTGGGATCTGCCGTCAGGCGCGTGGAGCTGGCGTTATTGACCCTGTACTGCTCTGCGAAAACATGCCAAAGCACAGCGCAATCATTATGGACTCGAGCCGTATCGCATGGGCGAAGTCGGCGCTTGTGTCCTACGTTTCCACGCTGGAGCGTAATGCAGCTGTTCGCGATGCCGAAGCTGTCATTGAAAGGGCGCTGGTCGATCTCCGGAATGCTCACAATAGTGATGCGGCTTTATCGGCATTCAGGGCCGCACAGAACAGCATTGCAGCAATTACTCTCGAAGAAAAGACCGTTCAGCCAGTTCATATCGACGACATTCTTCCTGCTGTGGTGGATCGGGTAGATGCGCGCAACCGTGGGCTTGAAGAAGCCAGAAGCCTCATGACAGGTATCGAAGAGCTGGACGCAAAGACTGGCGGCATTGAACCAACAGACTTGGTGTTTATCGCTGCGCGGCCGTCGATGGGTAAAACTGAATTGGCGCTGGATATCATCGACAAGGTTTCTGAGCAGGGCCGTGGTGTGCTGTTCTTCAGCATGGAAATGCCTAATATCCAGATCGGAGAGCGAATGGTATCTGCTGCCGGCGGCATGTCGGTTTCACGCCTGAAAAAGGCTGCTGATTTTGATGATGAGGACTGGGCCAGGCTGACAAACGGTGTAGAACGGCTGACTGGTCGTAGCATCTGGATGGTTGATTCCACCGATCTGACAGTAGATCAGATTCAACAGATAGCTACCCGCCTACAGCTGGCGCATCCGGAAATAGCGCTGGTGGTCGTGGATTACCTGGCACTCATCAAAATTGAAAGCACTGCACGATATGACCTTGCCGTCGGTGAGGTGTCAAAAGGACTCAAGCGTCTGGCTAAATCCAATAAAACTCCGGTCCTTGCCCTGAGCCAGCTTTCTCGTGGCGTTGAGTCGAGACCCAACAAACGACCGATGAACTCAGACCTCAAAAACTCTGGTGAGATTGAGGCTGATGCTGATCTGATCATGATGCTATACCGAGATGAAGTTTATAACCCTGAGTCGCCAGCGAAGGGGATCGCGGAAATTAACGTGACCAAACAGCGCAACGGTGAATTGGGTACGATCTACCGTCGATTCTATAACGGGCACTTCCTGCCAATTGACCAGGAGTTAGCAAAGCAGCGTTCGGCGCCACAGCAGAAAGCTCAGACCAGACGTTACTCAAAAGAAAGGCATTCCAGCAATGCAGACTATTAAAAACATCAAAGCAACGAGGGAAACCTTATGAAACTGGAAGCATCGCTCAAACATTTTAGTCCTCAGGGAATGCATATCAGCGATGACGTGAAGGGAACTTCTCCGGACCGCCTTACAGGAACAGATGTAATGGCGGCGATTGGCACCACCAGCAGCCGTGCGCGCTTCGGCCTGGCTGCTTTCTTCGGCAAGTCCGGCATCAGCAAAACAGATGAACAGCTCGCAGTTCAGGCGCTGGCGCAGGTTGCTATCAAAAACGCTCCTAAAAATGTCCGCAAAGCCGCTGGCGACAAGCTCGGAGCATGCATGTTGACGCTGGCGCAGTTTGCCTTTGCTGATTACTCCCGTTCGGCGGCTACCAGCGTGACATGTCACAGTTGCAGCGGTACCGGTTTTATCTCCGGGAATGAGGATGTGGTTAAACATCCTGGTATCTTCGACGATGACGGTGCCGAAGTGGTGGCCCCGAAGATTAAAAATGAGCTGGTGAAAAGGGTTTGCGAAACCTGCGGAGGGAAAAAGGTAATCCTTGCGCGGTGCAGATGCGGCGGTAAAGGCGAAGTGTTGGACCGCAAAGTGACCAAAGAACGTGGCGCACCGGTTTTCAAAACCTGTGAACGTTGCTCTGGTAATGGCTTCTCTGCTATCTCCTCGGCGACGGTACACCGTGCCATTCTGAAGCGTCTCCCGGACCTCCATCAGTCCTCATGGTCACGCAACTGGAAACCCTTTTATGAAATGCTGGTGGACACGCTGCGCCAGTGGGAGCGTCACGCGGCAGTAGAATTTGAGAAGGCAACAACTTATTAATATGATCGGAGCAAATGGCGACACTTTTTTGCACGTTAGTGTTGACTTTGCATAAAACTGTCCTGTATGCTTTCCATCGTGGGATATTACGCCTACACGACACCAAACCCGCCTCAGTGCGGGTTTTTTTATGTCCGAAATTCTTCGCGCCACGCTCGGCGCAATTCAACCACAGAGCCTTTCAGGGGTGAGCCATAGGGAACGGTCGGTGTGACTGTCTCTGTGGGCTGATCATTCCTGAGCGCTGGCTCACCCGCTAAAAGGAAAGTCACTATGTTCGGTATCTTTAAAAAGAAAGCACGTAAAGCTGTTGTCGAAGTTAAGAAAATGGAAAACCGCGACGCGGTTGAAGCTACGGTGTGGGGTGCTTACTCCATTGCGTATGCCGACGGCACATGCGACGCGAAAGAAATCGCCACTCTGGAAAAAACTATTTCAGCATTGCCTGCTTTCGCACCGTTCGCTGGTGAGATCGCACAGATGAGTAGCAATATCCGTGCTCGCTATGAAGCTTCGCCGCGCTCTGCTAATGCACAGGCGCTGCGCGAACTGGCTGACGTTGCCGGTACAAACGATGCTGTTGATGTTCTTTGCCTGTGCCTTGATGTCGCTGACAACGACGGCATCGGGGAAGAAGAAGAGAAGCAGCTCAAGAAAATTGCTCAGGCGCTGCAACTTCCACTGGATCAGTACCTGTGATCGGAAAACTGCGCTGGGTAGCCGCCGGGGTATTGATGTTCCTGGTGGTTGCCATCGACTTCACCAGCAAAATGATGTCCATTCTTGCTGATGGCGTGCTGGTAGCCGGGGTAATTGCTTTACTCTGGCCCCTGTTTAAATCCAGTAAATAACACTTTGCAAAAGGTCATTTCTGATGGCCTTTGACAGAGTGAATTTTTTCTTCGGTGCTATAGTAAACTGGCATTCGATAATGCTCTCGATACTGATAACACTTGGTGGGGATGGGGATACACCAACTTCGCAGAGACAACTGCATGACCCATGACCAGCAACCCAATGCTGGTCTTTTTTCCGCCATTAGCTCAACTGGAAAGAGCACGGAGCTTCTACCTCTGTGGTTCGGGGTTCGAATCCTCGATGGCGGACCAGTGTCCAATTCGTTAAGCGAGGAAGTTTCTCAACTCTGATTTATGCGCTATTTTTTTATTGTGGTGAATCCCCCTATGCGGAGGGGCGTTCCAGCAGTTACCTGAAAAGGAAACCTCTCAGACGCGGGAATGTTTGCTGGAGTAATTCTCACCGGGAGGCACCCGGCACCACGATAACAATAAAATCGAATTGATAATTCCTTGAGAGCCTGCTTTAAACAGCAGGTTTTTTTTGCTCGTTTCCCGAAGTTACGGCTACGCTAAAGAAGAAGGGGATATATCCGCTGGCAGATGGTTCTCCTGAACCATCAGTGAATCGGCCTCGATACCCGGACGTCACTACCTGTCTTTCGGATGATCTCCTTTCTACCTTCTTGTGATAATCATCACTTTAGCCTGCTCTCGCGAGCGGGCTTTTTTTATTCCCCTCAAATTTCCTGAGAGGGATCACAGCAATAAGAGGGGGCTTAATGTCCGATCCATTAACCGGCACCGGCGCTGTTCTCGGCGGCGGCCTGCTGGGTTCAGTCCTGTACGGCGTCTTTACTCATACAGATTTTGGTGTGGTGTTCGGGGCGTTTGGTGGTGCGGTGTTCTACGTCGCGACAGCCACAAACCTGTCCCGCGCCCGACTGGCAGCATATTTCCTGACGTCGTTTATCGTTGGGGTGCTTGGGGCGGGACTTATTGGCTCACTGCTAAATGCAGCTTCGCACTATGAAAAACCGCTGGATGCACTGGGTGCAGTGATTCTGTCTGCCCTGTGTATAAAAATCCTCACTTATCTTAACAACCAGGACCTGAACAACGTGTTCAAGTTTTTCTCGCGGCTACGTGGGGGAGGGGGAAATGGTAATTGACCCGTCAGCAGTCTTTAATGCGTTTATTTGTGCGGCCATCGTCATCGTGCTGATGTTTTACCAGCGACATGGCGCCCGGCATCGCCCCTTTATTTCTGTCCTGGCGTATATAACCGTGCTGGTTTACGCCGCGATCCCCTTGCAGTTCATCTTCGGCCTTTATCGTGATTCCAGCTGGCTGGTGGTGGTCGCAAACATTCTTATCTTCGCCGCCATCCTGAAGGTTCGTGGAAATATGGCGCGGCTGGTTGATCGTCTGAGGCACTAATGAACCAAACACAATTTCAGAGGGCGGCTGGTATCAGCGCCGGGTTAGCTGCGCGCTGGTTTCCACATATCGACGCCGCTATGAAGGAATACGGCATCACCGCACCGCTCGATCAGGCCATGTTTATTGCCCAGATGGGGCATGAAAGCACCAGATTTACCCGACTAGTGGAGAACCTGAATTACGCGGTTGAAAACCTGGTACCGACGTTCGGTAGCCACCGCATCACGCAACAGCAGGCAGCAGCTCTTGGCAGAACAGCAACGCAACCGGCAAACCAGAAAGCGATCGCCAATCTGGTATACGGTGGAGAGTGGGGAAAAGAACACCTTGGCAATCAGGTTGCCGGTGATGGCTGGAAATATCGCGGTCGCGGGCTGAAACAGGTTACCGGGCTGAGCAACTATCGCAGTTGTGGCCACGCGTTGAAACTGGACCTTGTTACCCACCCGGAGCTGCTTGAACAGGATGAATACGCCGCGCGCTCAGCTGCATGGTTCTATTCGTCTCGCGGTTGCCTGCTTCATTCCGGCGACGTGGAACGCGTGACGCTTCTTATCAATGGCGGCAGAAACGGGCTGGATAAACGCCGCGCGCTGTTTAACCTGGCGAAATCCGTTCTGGTGTGAGGTGAATGTGGGTATCGAAACGATAATCGGGCTGGCCGCACTGGTCATTTCCGCCATTGCAGGCGCTTTTGGCCTGGGCCATATTCGCGGCGCCAGCAAAGCGGAAGCGAAAGCCGACCAGCAGCGCACTGAAGAGAAGGCCGCCGCCACTGAAGCAGTTGCAGAGCGCCGGGTTGAAGCAACGAAAGAGGCCCGCAATGTACAGCAGAGTGTTAACCACATGCTTGATGACGATGTTGATCGCGAGCTGCGTGACACGTGGAAGCGTCCCGGTGGTGGTTGATACCGCCTGTGACTGGGTAAAACCAATCTACCTAACGGATCACGACATCGACGTTCTGGAGCGCCAGACGAAGAAAGACATCCTGGCGCATAACAAAGCGTGGCAGGCGAACTGTTCAAAATCTTGAAGTAATAATTTCAACATGGATGCTTTAAAAGCATCCTGCCTTGTTCAAGTATTACGATTATTGATTGGATGAGAAGAAATTCGTAACTTTGCCGAAAAGCTGTTCATAAAACTCAACACCTAGCCTAGCGAGCTCTGTTGGATGGCGAGTTGTTAATGGTTGAGAAAGATGTGATTCAGGTGGCAAATAATGTACACCTCTGTTAATTACCTCTTTCACTTCAACAGTTTCTGGAGTGAAGGTTACGACTAGAGGATGGCTACCACGATATTCATGTATGTCTGTCCCTCTCATAACTAACTTTTCAATATGTACTGGTTCTCCAGGGGTAGCTACGTCAAATCCAAGATGAAAGCTTCCTGGAACTCGTTTAGCCACATCCTGAATTGAGTGCGTATCCGCGTTCCTGGCTTGTTTAAGATAACGCAAAAGAGGATCTGAGCTTCTCAGGGCATTTTCTTTCGAAAGAAGGGTATTGAATTTTTCTTTATGAGGATTACAGGCTCGTTGGAGTTTCTCGAAGATTTTTTCTAAACGGTTGAGGAAATCGCACCATGCTTCTTCGTATTCTTCATAATTTTTTGCTGAGACCATCCTCTCAAAGCAACGCTTAGAGGCATTCAATTCTTTTTGGGCAGGAATAAAATCCATATGAAATTGCATAATAAATCTCTCAAGTTTCGTTGCCAGGTATTCAACAGATAATAATCGGGTATCGACATGAAAGTCATCATTGATGGCGTAAGTTATTACCCATGTGTAGGGGAAAGTTATCCTATTGGTATAGCAATCACTACGCATGATCGAGCCGACATTCTGAAGAGTTCACTTGAACAGCACATGAAGCATCTGCCTGCCGGAGCGCTGGTGATTGTAGTTGACGACGGCTCTAAACCTGCCGCAGTAGTGCCTGACGGCGTGCAGCTGCTTCGCCATGAAACATCACTCGGCATTGTCGCTTCGAAGAACGCCAGCCTGTCAGCCCTGATGGATGCCGGATGTGAGCATCTTTTCCTTTGGGACGATGACGCCTGGCCCATCGCTGATAACTGGCACTTGCCATACATCGAATCACCCGAGCCACACCTGGCTTACCAGTTTCTCGATCTGGCTGGCACGAATAAGTTGAATGATATGGCGGTTCTGTGCCGGGATGATAAGCACATCGCTTATACCGGACAGCGTGGAGTGATGCTTTACTACCACCGCAGCGCCATAGAGAAGGTTGGCGGTTTCGATCCCGTTTACGGTCGCGGCATGTACGAACACAGCGACCTCGCCCTGCGCATCCATAATGCTGGCCTGACGACGTGGGCTTACGGTGATGTGGTCGGTTCAGAAAAACTGATCCATTCTCTCGATGAGCATGAAGCCGTAGAGCGTTCGGTACCGCGTCCCGACCGACAGGCGCTGGTGGAACGTAACGTGAAGATCCACAACGAACGGCGTGATGCCGGGTTTACTGGTTACGTTGAATACCGCCAGCAGCGCGATGTAGTTATCACAACGCTGCTCACCAGTCAGCCTGACCCGCAGCGCGGCACGAAAATGGCGGCCTCGCCTGACATGCTGAGCAAATGGGCGGCCTCGCTTCGCCAGTGTGGGCGTATAGCGCTGGTGGATGAATTACTGACGGCCCCGGCCGATGTTGAGCTGTATCTCGTACCTGACGTGAAGATGAATGTCTACTTCCGTCGCTGGCTACACATCTGGCAGCACCTGCGAGAACACCCTGAATACCGGTTCGTCTGGTGTACCGATGGTACCGATGTCGAAATGCTTCGCGCGCCGTGGGAAGAAATGGAAGCCGGAAAGGTGTATGTCGGTTCAGAACCAAAGACCTACGCCGATACCTGGGCAAAGCAGAACCATCCGGAGCGCATCTATCAGGAATTCATTGAAGAGCACCGCAACGATGTGATGCTTAACGCTGGGCTGCTGGGTGGTACCCGCGCTGATGTAATGGCGTTCGCTCACGGCATCATCCGTCTTTACTACCGGATCGAGAGTTATCGGTTCTGGAAGAAAGAACAGGCTGGCGCCGCGGTGGGCGACATGCTGGCGTTCGGCATTGTTGCGAAGTCATTCGCTGACAGGCTGGTCACCGGCCCTCTGGTGCATACCGTGTTTAAAACTGATGGCATCGGCAAAGAAAATGCCTGGTGGCGCCATAAATAACAGGAGGTCTTATGATTTCGTATGAGGTTGAGTTCCCGACCCAAAAATCTGTAAGTTTCAAAATTAATGGTTACTCCTCAGCAGAGGGACTGGACTGTAAAACGGTAGAGGCTATTGGCGGTGAAGTCAAAGTACAGCTCGATAAGAAAAACATGTTGACTGTACCTTATCGTGAAGACATTACAGCAGACTTTACTCTTGAAGGTTACAAGCAGCGCGCTGAAACTCACGCGAAAACTGTAATCGATCAGATTGTGAATGCGGCTCAGCACCGAGCCGCCGACGATTTAATTCAGGAAGTTACGAACGCGATTGCTTCTTCTGAATTATTTTCTCAACTCTCTTAATCGCTTCGTGAGCATCTGGGGCAGATGAAATTTCAGGCGGTGTAACCTCCTTCAGTACATCCATCAGAACGTCCCCAACATTCTGTTTTGGTGACAGCTTGTTAACAGCTTCAATAATCAAAGAAAAAACCAGTTTATTGGTGGCTTTTTCAATCTTTAATTCACGTTGTAAATCTGCAACTGCTTTTTCCAGTTCTGACATGGAGCTCATGGGTATTTTCCTTATCGGAGGTAATCAGCTATCCCCCCGCGACAGAGTGCGCCAGTGTCCCACCACTGACGGGCTGAATGCTTACCTTAACCAGGGTTAAAGCGGAGCAACACCCTGATATTCAGACAGTAGCCGCCATCGTGCGGCTTTTTTATTGGAGATTCGCTGGTGGCTGAAGAGATTAAGTTTGTGGTGGTCGGCCATCATACCCGCTTAGGGCCTGCACAACGTCTTGCTGCACTGCTGCATGCTCATCTGCTGGTTGATGACGATAACCACGGCGCGAACTGGAATCATCGCCGCGCGCTTGAGTGGGCAGCAGAACAAACATGCCGGGTTGTCGTAATTGAGGATGACGCGCTGCCGGTACATGGATTCACCGAAAAGGTAACTGACTGGCTGGCTCGTTTCCCTGACGACATGCTGAGCTTTTATCTCGGTACCGGGCGGCCTCCACAGTATCAAATGCAGATTGCTGAGCGGCTAATCGTGGCTGATAAGACACGCGCTGATTACATCACGCTGTCGAGACTCATTCATGGCGTTTGCTATAGCGTCCCGCCTAAGCATGTGCAGCGCGTGCTATCCCGCTGGGATAACAGCAAGCCCGCCGATTACGCTGTGGGTGATGCATGGGGTGGCTCAGTGATCTATCCGTGTTACTCGCTGGTGGATCATGCTGATGGTGAGCCTGTTGAGCGTCACCCTGACTCAGCGCCACGTACAGAACGCCGCCGGGCGTGGAGGTTAGCCTGATGCCTGCGTTAATACCGAGAGCATGCCGCAAGCGTGGCTGCCCCGGCACAACCACAGATCGCTCAGGCTATTGCCCCAAACACCTTAACGAAGGCTGGCAGCAGCATCAGCGGGGACAGAGCAGGCATCAGCGCGGTTATGGCAGTAAGTGGGACAGGCTGCGCCCAATCGTTCTCGACAGAGATAAACACCTTTGTCAGGAATGCCTTCGAAATGGAAGGTATACACCCGCTGAGACGGTGGACCACATCACCGCCAAAGCAAATGGGGGTACCGATGACCTGTCCAACCTCGAAAGCCTCTGTAAGCCTTGCCACCGGGCGAAAACAGCGGTTGAAAGACTCAAATGACATCAATTCTCATTTGAGTCGACCGAGGGGAGGGCGGGTAAAAACCTCAGGGGAATCACCCCAAAGGACCGCCGCCTAACCTCTTTTCACATCGCCGCAGGTTAGAAAACTTTTTTATGGGGTCCCCCACTCGATGATTAATAGGAGTTTTCGATTATGTCTGGACCACCGAAAACCCCGACCCATCTACGTTTGGTGAGGGGTAACCCATCTAAACGCCCGATCAATGAGAACGAACCAAAACCCCCTTCAGGGGTACCCCCAACGCCGAAGCATTTCGATAAGCAGGGGAAATACTGGTTTAAACGGATGGCCGACGAGCTTGATGCTATCGGTGTGATGTCTCAGCTGGACGCCAGAGCCCTTGAGCTGCTGGTTGAGGCTTATACCGAATACCGGCATCACTGCGACACGCTTGAAGTTGAGGGCTACACCTACCGGACCGAAACGCAGAGCGGGGATGTGCTGATCAAGGCTCACCCGGCGGCCATCATGAAAGCTGATGCCTGGAAACGTCTGCGCGCCATGCTCGGTGAGTTTGGCATGACGCCAGCCAGCCGCTCTAAAGTCAATGCAAAAGGTCCTGATGCGGTTGAGCCGCTGGCCGAGTTTATGAAAGCGAGGGATTAATGGCGAAGGTTGCAGAAGGCATCCGCTACGCCGAGAGGGTGGTGGCGGGGGAAATTATTGCCTGTGAGTATGTGCGCCTTGCCTGTCAGCGTTTTCTTGACGATCTGGCACACGGCGAAGAGCGCGGTATTTTCTTCAGTGAGCCGCGCGCGCAACACATTCTGAATTTCTATAATTTTGTGCCTCACGTCAAAGGCGCGCTGGCAGGCCAGCCTATTGAGCTGATGGACTGGCATGTTTTCATCCTGATTAATATTTTTGGTTTTGTTATCCCGCTGGTTAACGAAGAGACGGGAGAAACCGTCTTGCGTAACGACGGCAGCGGTCGTCCAGTAATGGTTCGGCGCTTTCGCACAGCAAATGTTGAGGTGGCCCGTAAAAATGCCAAATCAACACTTTGCTCCGGCGTGGGTCTTTATATGGCTGGAGCCGACGGCGAGGGCGGGGCGGAAGTTTATTCCGCTGCAACCACCCGTGACCAGGCGAGAATTGTTTTTGAAGACGCGAAGAATATGGTCAAGAAGGCGAAAGCCACGCTTGGGCGGATCTTCGAATTCAACAAGCTCGCTATTTACCAGGAGCAAACGGCCTCTAAGTTCGAGCCATTATCATCAGATGCGAACAACCTCGATGGACTGAACATCCACTGCGCTATCGTCGACGAGCTGCATGCTCACAAAACCCGTGACGTCTGGGACGTTCTGGAGACCGCCACCGGCGCACGCCTGCAATCGCTGCTTTTCGGTATCACCACTGCCGGTTTCAACAAAGAAGGCATTTGCTACGAATTGCGTGATTACGCAATCAAGGTGCTGCGTGGTTTCAACAGCGATGTGGAAGGTGCAGTGAAAGACGATACTTTCTTTGCCATCATCTACACCCTGGACGAAGGCGATGATCCCTTTGATGAAACGGTCTGGCAGAAGGCGAATCCGGGGCTGGGTATCTGTAAGCGCTGGGATGACCTGCGCCGCCTGGCTAAAAAGGCGAAAGAGCAGGTTTCAGCCAGAATTAACTTTTTCACCAAGCACATGAATATCTGGGTTACCGCTGAGTCAGCCTGGATGGACATGATGAAATGGGAGAAATGCGAGTTTATCGCCCCGCAGCACGAACTTAAAACCTATCCATTATGGGTTGGTGTTGACCTTTCAAACAAAATTGATATCTGCGCTGCTGTGAAAGTATGGCGGTCACCAGATGGGCATGTTCACGCTGATTTTAAATTCTGGTTGCCCGAAGGTCGTCTCGACAAATGCTCCCGTCAGATGGCCGAACACTATAAAAACTGGGCTCTAATTGACAAACTGATCCTGACGGATGGTGATGTTATTGACCACGCTCAGATTAAAGAGGAACTGCAACAGTGGGTTGCTGGTGAGAGCCTGAAAGAAATTGGCTTCGATCCGTGGAGTGCCACGCAGTTCAGCCTCGCGCTGGCAGAGGAAGGTTTGCCGCTGGTGGAAGTGCCGCAGACGGTCCGCAATTTCTCCGAGGCGATGAAAGAGGTCGAGGCGCTGGTATACGGAGGCCGCTTCCATCACAGCAACCATCCGGTGATGAACTGGATGATGTCCAACGTAACCGTCAAACCTGACCGAAACGAGAACATTTTCCCGAATAAGTCCACACCAGAGGCCAAGATTGATGGTCCGGCGGCTTTGTTTACTGCAATGAGTCGCGTTCTGGTTAATGGTGGCAACGACCAGCAGGATCTCTCCGGATTCTTCAATAATCCCATCATGGTAGGTTTCTGATGAAAAAAAACAAACGGCCAGGCAGGGTTAAAAGTGCTCTGCTTAACTGGCTTGGCGTGCCTATCAGCCTGACTACCGGCACGTTCTGGGAGGAATGGTTTGGTACTAGCAGCAGCGGAAAGGTGGTAACGGCCGATAAAGCCATCCAGCTATCGGCTGTGTGGGCATGCGTAAGGTTGTTAAGCGAGTCTATTTCAACCCTTCCGCTGAAAATATACGTTCGACAGCCTGACGGTTCGCGTAAAGCGGCAACCGATCATCCGGCTTATTCGATACTGTGCCGCCGACCCAATTCAGAAATGACACCATCACGCTTTATGTTGATGGTGGTCGCCAGTATTTGCCTGCGCGGGAACGCCTTCATTGAGAAGAAATTCATCGCAAACCGCCTGGTTTCGCTGGTGCCTTTGCTGCCGCAGAACATGGTGGTTAAACGTCTCACGACCGGGGCGCTGGAATACAAATACACTGAAAACGGTAACGAGCGCGTCATTCCCGTCAAAAACATCATGCACATTCGCGGGTTCGGTCTTGACGGCGTTTGCGGCATGATGCCGATGAAAACAGGCCGGGATGTGATCGGTTCTGCAATGGCGGTTGAGGAGTCTGCTGCGAAGATATTTGAACAGGGGCTTCAGAGTTCAGGTTTTCTCTCCGCTGAGAATGCGCTGTCTGATGAACAACGTGAAAGACTTCGCAGCTACATGGCTGCATTTACGGGTTCAAAAAACGCTGGGAAAATCATGGTGCTTGAAGGCGGATTGAAGTACCAGGGCGTCACCATGAATCCCGAAGACGCCCAGATGCTGGAAAGCCGCGCCTTTAGCATTGAGGAGATCTGCCGCTGGTTTCGCGTTCCGCCTTTCATGGTCGGTCACACCACGAAGCAAAGCAGCTGGGCATCCAGTCTGGAGGGCATGAACCTCCAGTTCCTGACACATACCCTGCGCCCCCTGCTGGTGAACATAGAGCAGGAAATAGGGCGGTGCCTGCTGGACAGCGATGATGAGGTGTTCGCGGAGTTCTCTGTAGAAGGACTGCTGCGCGCCGACAGCGCGGGCCGTGCTGCGTACTATACCAGCGCGCTCCAGAATGGGTGGATGTCCCGCAATGACGTGCGCCGTCTTGAGAATATGCCACCGATTGAAGGGGGTGACATTTACACCGTTCAGCTCAACCTGACGCAACTGAAAAATCTCGAAAGCAGCAATCCTGCTGTTCAGGCTCTGGCCCTGAGAGAACTGCATAACCACATATTCCCTGATATTTCCTTTGAACAATCTCCGCTGAAACAGGCCGCTTAGGAGCACTTTCCTGATGAGCAAAAAACAACTTCCGGCAGCACCGGCGGGTCGCCCCTGCGCGCGAGTCACCTGTGAAACTTTACCCTCCGCCCTGGATCGCTGGGATGGCGGGATCAAAGCCGCGTCCACCGACGACAACAGTATTTCTGTTTTTGATGTGGTCGGGCAGGACTACTGGGGTGAAGGCGTAACAGCCAAACGTATCGCCGGTGCGCTACGGGCGATGAATGGCGCCGACGTCACGGTCAATATCAACTCCCCTGGCGGTGACATGTTCGAAGGCCTGGCAATCTACAACCTTCTACGTGAATACGAAGGCCGTGTGACGGTGAAGGTGCTCGGTATCGCCGCCAGCGCTGCCTCAGTCATTGCGATGGCCGGGGATGATATTCAGATCGGTCGTGGTGCCTTCCTGATGATCCACAACTGCTGGGTCTACGCGATGGGTAACCGCCATGACTTCGCGGAACTGGCACAGTCTCTGGAGCCCTTCGATAACGCTATGGCAGACATCTACGCGGCGCGTTCCGGCCTTGATATGGCAGCTGTTCAGAAACTGATGGATGCCGAGAGTTACATCGGTGGCAGTGACGCTGTGGCGAAGGGACTGGCAGACAGCCTGCTTTCTGCTGATGCGGTCAGTGATGGCGATGAATCACCCGCGGCCGCGCTTCGCAAACTTGATGCGCTGCTGGCTAAAACCAACACCCCGCGCTCTGAGCGCAGAAAACTCATTAAAGCCTTATCCGGTGGCATGCCTGGCGCTGTCACCACCAACGACGGTACGCCGGGCGCTGCCGAAGATATCAAACCTGAAACCCTCAATTCACTTGAAAGCGCTCTTGCGGCGTTAGTCAAATAAGGACCCTTTATGTCTGAAGTAAACGAAATTCTGAAAAAAGTCACTGCCAGCATTGAAGAGGCAACCGGCAAATTCAACGCGAAAGCAGAAGACGCACTCAAAGAGGCACAGAAGTCAGGCAGGCTGTCAGAAGAAACAAAAGCAGCCGTTGATAAAATGGCTTCTGAGTTCAATGCGCTGCGTGAAGCTGAAAAAACCCTGAAGGCCGCAATGGGCGAACTGGAGCAACATGTTGCCCAGATGCCGCTGGCAAACGCGAAACAGGTTGTCGAGTCCGTTGGCCACCAGGTGATCTCCGCTGAAGCCCTGAAAACCTTTGCTTCCAGCGTGGAAGGCGGTAAGCGCATCAGCATCCCGGTTAAGGCCGCCCTGACTTCGGTGGATGTGCCTGATGGTGTTGTAGAGCCACAGCGCCTGCCGGGTATCGATACGGCACCGAAACAGCGTCTGTTCATCCGCGATCTGATTGCTCCAGGTCGTACGTCCTCCTCAGCTATTTTCTGGGTGCAGCAGACAGGCTTTACCAATAACGCGAAAGTGGTTCCTGAAAATACGCAGAAACCATACAGCGAAATTGAGTTCACGCCGAAAATCACTGGCGTCAGCACCATCGCGCACCTGTTCAAAGCCTCAAAGCAGATCCTGGATGACTTCGCACAGTTGCAGTCCACCGTTGATGCCGAAATGCGCTACGGACTGAAGTATGCAGAAGAGCAGGAAATTCTCTTCGGTGATGGTACCGGCGTTCATCTGCACGGCATCGTTCCTCAGGCGTCAGCGTTCAATCCGGCGTTCACTGTCGAACAGCAGAGCGGGATTGACGATCTGCGTCTGGCAATGTTGCAGGCACAGCTGGCACGCTTCCCGGCGTCTGGTCATGTTCTTCACTTCATTGACTGGGCGCGGATCGAGCTGACCAAAGACAGCCTGGGTCGTTACATTCTGGCGAACCCTGCGGCGCTGACTGGTCCGACTCTGTGGGGCCTGCCGGTTGTTGCAACGGAAGCGGCAGCCTTCCAGGGTAAATTCCTGACCGGTGCATTTAACGCTGGCGCGCAAATCTTCGATCGCGAAGATGCGAACGTAGTTATCTCCACGGAGAACGCCGACGACTTCGAGAAGAACATGATCACCATCCGTTGCGAAGAACGTCTTGCGCTGGCTGTGAAACGCCCTGAGGCGTTCGTGTACGGTTCATTCAGCACCGGCGCGGGTAGCTGATAACTATTGCGGCCTTCGGGCCGCTTTTTTCGGGGCAAACAAATGCTTGATCAGAATGTGGTGAAACAGCATTGCCGCATTGATACCGACTTTACGGGTGATGATGCTCTGCTGGAGATTTACACAGGTGCGGCGGCCCGGTACGTCCAGACATGGACACGGAGAACGCTCTATGAAAAGGAAAGCAGCCCTGGCTACGCTGACGACCCGGACCCGATCCTGCTCAATGATGATGTGAAGGCAGCCATGCTACTGCTTATCGGACACTGGTATGCAAACCGGGAATCCGTTGCCATCGGGCAAACCGTTGCAGAGGTCCCGCTTGCAGTTGAAGCCCTGCTTCAGCCATACCGAATTTACGGGGTATAGGAGGACTTTATGCAGGCCGGAAGACTGAGAGACAGGGTGGTGGTTCAGAACCTCACAACATCCAGAGATCCTTCTGGCCAGCCTGTTGAAGCATGGCATGACGGCGCAGAAACCTGGGCAGAAGTAAAGGGCATTAGTGGCCGCGAGCTGGTAGCCGCTGGTGCTGAAACCGCAGTCGCCACTATCAGGGTATGGACACGATTTCGTAGCGATATAACTGCTGCGTCCAGACTCAGGGTTATGACTGGCGCGTTCAAGGGGGCCATTTTGAATATCATTGGTCCGCCAATCCCTGACTCTCGCGGTGTTCAGCTCGAAATTCTTTGCAAACAGGGTACCGAAAAATGATTGAGACGAGCCTCGATTTTTCCGGGCTGAATGACATCGCAAAGGATCTGGAGGCGCTTAGCCGCGCTGAAAACAACAAGGTTCTGCGTGATGCCACACGTGCTGGTGCTGAAGTGCTTAAGGAAGAGGTGATCGCCCGCGCTCCGGTGCGTACCGGGAAACTGAAAAAAAACGTGGTGGTGGTGACCCAAAAAAGCCGCCGCCGCGGGGAAATTTCTTCCGGTGTCCATATTCGTGTTGTTAACCCGCGCACCGGGAACAGCGATAACACGATGAAGGCGAGTAACCCAAGAAACGCCTTTTACTGGCGCTTTGTGGAGCTTGGCACTGCGAACATGCCTGCGCATCCTTTTGTGCGACCCGCTTACGATACGCGCGAGGAAGAGGCCGCCAGCGTCGCCATTGCCAGGATGAATCAGGCTATTGATGAGGTACTGAGCAAGTGAATGAAGATAATATCTACGCCTTGCTTTCTACCCTGGCAGAGGGACGGGTATACCCCTATGTTGCGCCATTAGGTAGTGACGGGAAACCGTCTGTCTCTCCACCCTGGATTATCTTTTCCATCGTCGATGATGTTTCCGCTGACGTACTGTGTGGCCAGGCAGAGAGCAGGGTTTCCGTTCAGGTCGATGTGTATTCAACGACCATAAAAGAATCACGCTCTCTGAGAGATTTGGCGCTCTCTTCGCTTAAGCCCTTAAACCCTACGGAGGTGGTAAAAATCCCCGGTTACGAGCCAGATTATCGGCTCTACCGTGCCACCCTGGATTTTAAAGTTATCCCCTGACAATAAATTCACCCAACGAACCCGCTTAATGGCGGGTTTTCTTTTACCAGGAGACTGCTATGTCTGCACTTTATGAAAAATCGCAGCTGACGAAGATCCTTATTTCCTCTGCGCCAGCCACCAAAGAAACGATGGATACCGCAACCTTCCTCGATCTGAGTTGCACCATCAAAGAAATTCAGTTCACTGGTGGCCAGAAGCAGGATATCGACGTAACAACGCTTTGCTCTACCGAGCAGGAGAACATCAACGGCCTGCCTTCTCCGTCAGAAATCTCTCTATCCGGTAACTTCTACAAGAATCCGGCGCAGGACGCCTTGCGTGAAGCGTATGACAACGATACGACCTACGCGTTCCAGGTTATCTTCCCGTCCGGCAAGGGCTTTAAGTTCCTGGCTGAAATCCGCCAGCACACCTGGTCTTCCGGTACCAACGGCGTAGTGGCGGCAACGTTCTCCCTGCGCCTGAAAGGTAAGCCTGAAAACATCGAGTCTGGCTCCTGAGAGGTCTCATGAAGAATATTAAAAATCTCGCCCTGGCTAAGATGTCGGGATTTCGCCATAAGACGGTCGCCGTTCCTGAGTGGGAAGGCGTCAAAGTGGTTCTCCGTGAGCCGTCAGGTGAAGCCTGGCTGCGCTGGCAGGAGGTGGTGAAAGGGGGGGCCGACGATGAAAATGTGTCGGTATCGGAAAAGGCGCACCGTAATCTTTGCGCTGACGTGGTGCTCTTCATTGACGTTCTGTGTGACACCGATAAGCAACCGGTATTCAGCGTAGACGAAGAAGAGCAGGTGCGTGAAATTTACGGGCCCGTGCACTCACGTCTGCTCAAACAGGCGCTTGACCTGATCAACAATGCGGACGAAGCGCGGGAAAAGTCTCAACCCCCGGCGTAAAGTTTCTGATGTCGCTTGCGCTCCGGATGGGGCGCACGCTCTCAGAGCTTCGGCAGAATATGACGGCAAGCGAGCTTCTGATGTGGATTGAGTACGACAGGCAAAGCCCGGTTGGCGATATTCGCGGTGATATCCATGCAGCGCAGATTGTCTCTGCCATCTACGGCTCGCAGGGGGCAAAAGTACCGCTGGACGATGCGATCCTGCGCTGGGGTGGTGATGAGCAATCAGAACCGAAGGACCCGTTTGCAGGGCTTGAGGCGGCACTTACAGCTGCGACACAATAATTGCTTCACATGCCTTCAATGTAGCGATACGCTCTTTCCTTAAGTAAAGGAGGCGTTATGGAACCACTGGTAGTAGTGTTTGGAATATTCGGCTGGCTGATAAATCTAATTGTGATTTTTTATTTATTACGGTTTAGCACAAGGGCAAATGAACAAGTTGAAGCCCTTAAAGAGATAAATAAAAAGCAAGATGCGCAAATAGATTTATTAATACAAGTCGCTCACCAAAGAAAAGACAGTTTATAACTCACGACCCGCTATCAAGCGGGTTTTTTTTATGGGTGAAAATATGGCTACGTTGCGCGAACTGATCATCAAAATATCTGCAAACTCTCAGTCATTCCAGTCTGAAATTTCTCGTGCTTCAAGAATGGGGAATGACTATTACCGGGTAATGCAGACTGGAGGACGCCAATCGGCCGCAGCTTCGCGTGAAACTCAGCGTGCCTTGGCTGAGGTAACTAGTCAAATAAACACCGCGAAGGCCTCAGCACTGGGAATGGCTGGTGCATTTGCTGGAGCATTTGCGACTGGTCATCTTATATCGCTGGCCGATGAATGGAGCTCTGTTAATGCCAGGCTAAAGCAGGCTTCCCAGTCGTCAGATGATTTCACGGAGTCCCAGCGGGCGCTGATGGATATTAGCCAGCGAACCGGAACCGCCTTCTCTGATAATGCGAGTCTTTTTGCGCGTTCAGCCGCTTCTATGCGTGAATATGGCTACAGTTCAGAAGAGGTTCTGAAGGTAACCGAGGCTATATCAACAGGGCTTAAGCTGTCAGGCGCAAGCGCGTCTGAAGCGAGTTCGGTAATCACGCAGTTCAGCCAGGCTCTGGCGCAGGGTGTTCTTCGAGGCGAGGAATTTAACTCCGTCAACGAAAACGGTGATCGAGTTATCCGTGCTCTTGCCGCAGGGATGGGTGTAGCTCGTAAAGATCTGAAGGCAATGGCCGATCAGGGGATGCTAACCGCAGATAAAGTTGTCCCGGCCCTGATAAGTCAACTTGGCACTATGCGTGGTGAATTTGAGGCAATGCCGCAGACCGTTTCTGCTGCCACGACGAAAGTCGAAAATGCTTTCATGGCATGGGTAGGTGGCGCTAATGAAGCCACTGGTGCGACAAGTACTCTTGTTGCCGTATTGAATACGGTTTCTGACAATATAGACACTGTGGCTACGGCTGCCGGAGCTTTGGCTGCGATAGGTGGAGCTCGCTATCTTGGAGGGATGTTTGGCGATCTTGGGAACCAGACGGCGCAATTAATAGATGCCAGAAAGAACGAAATTGCGCTCGCAGCTGCAAGGGCTGAATCTGCTACCCAATCACAACGCAAGGCCGCCGCCGATGCTATTGCTGCTGAGCGAGCTTACCAGCTTGCTCAGTCAGAACTTGTGCTGGCAAAGAATACTAATGCTGAGGCTACTGCCACTCAAAATGCCATATCCAAGCGCCGGGCAATGATTACAGCAAATGCGGCACTGGTACAGTCAAACAGAGCCGTTGCAGCCTCTCAGCAGGCACTTAACTCTGCAACATCAGTGCTGGGGCTTGTAAAAACTGGCGCTACGGGTCTTTTGTCGTTAGTTGGTGGTTTGCCAGGAATTTTAATGTTGGGTGCTGGGGCGTGGTACACGATGTATCAACGCCAAGAACAAGCCAGGGAATCTGCAATCCAATATGCGGACACAATCGAGCAGGTACGAGATAATCTGAAATCAATGTCTCAGACGCAGATATCCGCCAACCTTGGACAGGCGAATATTTCACTGGATGCTCAGAATAGTGCGATTGAACAGCAGAAGCAGAAAGTTGCTGAATTATCCAATCAACTTTATAACGCAAAATTAGCAGCCAATTCTGCTTCAGAGGGGACATGGCTGTATAACGATGCGGTTGAGAAAGCCGCAGACTTTGCTTCAGAACTTGCGGTTGAAGAAGGCCGACTTGAGCAAATGCTCAATAAAAGAAAGCAAACACAACAGTTAATAAACGACATAACTGATCAGGCTATAAATAAAACAGTAGAAATGGCTGGCGCCGTAAGTTCTCTTACAGAGATGTATGACCGGCTGAACAAGGTTTCCAGACAGTCTACAGCAGTGTCCCCACCAAAATATGCAGGACCTGTACTTCCTGCGCTTGATAATAAGCAACAACAAGCTATTGAGAAAGCACAGCGACAGCTTGAGCTATCTGGCCTTCAGGGTTTGGATAAGGCTCGAAAGCAGGCAGAATTCGATGCATCTGATCTGAACCTTCCAGCTGGTTGGCGTGAGAAATATGTCAGCATGGAAGTTGAGTCTGCCAGGCAATTACAAGCAATTCGTAACTCAAGCCGCCATAAGGGTGGAAAATCCGAGGCGGAAAAAACAGCTGATACCTATGACAAGCTGATCAAGCAGCAAAAAGAGCAGATCGCTCTGCAAGGGCAGAATACCGAGCTGGCAAAGGTTAAATATCAGGTAAGCCAGGGTGAGCTTTCTACGCTAAGTCAGGCCCAGAAAGCCGAAGTTATGCGTAATGCTGCTCTCATCGATCAGGTTAAATTGCGTGAGCAACTGCGAAATTACGAAGCCAACCTTGCTGACAGTAACGCCAGCGCCCGCGCAGCCAATGAAGCGCAACTGCTGGGCTACGGGCAGGGAACCAGGTTCCGTGAAAGACTTCAGGAGCAGTTCAATCTGCGTAAGGAGTTTGAGCAGAAGAATACCGATCTTCTCCGCCAGCGTCAGGCTGGTGAAATCGACGAGACGTTCTATCAGCAGGGGCTGGCACTTAATAAGCGCTACCTCGAAGAGCGCCTGCGCGACCAGGAGGGATATTACGCAGCTTCTGATGCGCAGCGTGACGACTGGATGACGGGACTGTCTGAGGGTTATGCGAACTGGGTGGATGAAGCGACAGATTACTCCTCCATGGCAGCTGACGGGATGAAGCAGGCAATGGGTGGGGCGGTAACTTCGATTACTGACATGCTCAATGGTAACGTCGACAGCTGGAAGGACTGGGGTGTCAGCGTACTGAAGATCATCCAGAATGTTCTGGTCAATATGGCTGTTGCTAACGGCGTCAGTTCAATTGGTTCTCTCTTCGGCTTTGGCGCATCTTCCGCCGCTGCCGCCAGTAGCGGTGCTGCAATTCAGAACGCTGGCGCGAACTTCACCTTTAACGCGAAGGGTAATGTTTACGACTCTCCGTCCCTGAGCGCATACAGCAATGGCGTTTTCCAGACGCCTCAGCTGTTTGCTTTTGCCAAAGGCGCAGGCGTTTTTGCCGAGGCTGGGCCGGAGGCGATCATGCCGCTTACCCGCGCGCCGGATGGTTCTCTCGGCGTTCGTGCGGTCGGAGGTGGCGGCGGTCAGTCTGTATCTTCGGCGCCACAGGTTTATATCACCATCGATGGTAACGGCAACACCTCAACGCAAACCTCACCTGGCCTTGAGCAATTTGGCGCTGAGGTCGGGAAATTTGTTGATCAGCGTTATAAGCAAAACGTGATGCGTGATATCCGCCCCGGCGGTGACATCTGGAACGCAATGAAAGGAACCCGATAATTATGGCCATTGAAACTTTCACCTGGTGCCCACGGATTAACGCGGAGGCTGATACAAGTTTCCGCGTCAGAAAAGCCCAGTTTGGCGATGGATATGAGCAGGTTTCAGGGGATGGATTGAACACCAGAACCCAGCAATGGACGCTCAACTTCACTGGCAACGAAACCTACATTTCTGCCATTAAATCTTTTCTCGACAGGCATGAAGGAACGAAAGCCTTTCAATGGAAGCCACCGCTCGAACCTTTGGGTTTGTATCGTTGCGAAACGTATAAACCCACCGGGCTTGGCGCGGGGAAATTCAACCTTGAAGCAACATTCATCCAGGCATTTAAACCATGAGCTTAAACGCAGACTATCAGAAGCTGGAATCAGGGAACGACGTTCGCCTGATTGAGGTGGACGGTTCTTCTTTTGGACTGACGGAAGTTCTCCGCTTTCACAATTACAACATTCCCCACACCGAAGCGGAAATAGTCGCCGCCGGCGGGGATGAGGCCAGGCTCCCGGCGAAACCAATCTGGTGGCAGGGTAATGAATATTCCGCCTGGCCGTATCAGCTGGAAGGGCTGGAGAAATCGACCAGTGGCAGCAATGCGACGCCATCACTGACGGTCGCGAACATCGAAAGCTCTATTTCTGCCCTGTGTCTTGCGTATGACGATTTGCTACAGGCTAAGGTCACTATTCACGACACAAAGGCAAAATATCTCGATGCGAAAAACTTCGCAGGTGGTAACCCTACAGCAGATCCGACTCAGGAGAAACTTCAGGTCTGGTATATCGACGGGAAAACGACCGAGCTTGCTGGCGAAACCATCGAGTTTGTACTGTCCAGCCCTATGGATCTTCAGGGACAAATGATCCCCACGCGGCAGCTTCATTCCCTGTGCACATGGTGCATCCGGAACAAGTACCGAACCGGCGATGGCTGCGACTATGCCGGTACGCGCTATTTCGACAAAAACAACAACCCGGTAAGCGATCCGTCACTGGATGAATGCAACGGAACGCTGACGGCCTGCAAACTTCGGTTCGGTGAAAACAACGAACTCTCGTTTGGTGGTTTCCCGGGTACGTCGCTGATCAGGAGTTGATATGCGTCAGAAAACCATTGATGCGATTATGGCGCATGCTGCCACTGAATATCCTCGTGAGTGTTGTGGTGTGGTGGCGCAGAAAAGCCGCGTTGAACGTTATTTTCCTTGCCGGAATCTTGCCGCGGCGCCGGAGGACAATTTTGTCCTTTGCCCCGAAGATTACGCATCTGCTGAGGACTGGGGTACGGTGATTGCCATCGTTCACAGCCACCCTGACGCCACTACACAGCCGAGCGAACTGGATAAAGCGCAATGCGACGCAACGGTTTTACCCTGGCATATCGTGAGCTGGCCCGAGGGGGATTTACGCACCATCCAGCCGCGCGGAGAGCTGCCGTTGCTGGAGCGTCCTTTTGTGCTTGGTCACTTTGACTGCTGGGGGCTGGTAATGAGCTATTTCCGGCAAACTCATGGTATCGAACTCCACGATTACCGGGTTGATTATCCCTGGTGGGAAAACGACTATCCGGACAACTTCTATCAGGATTGCTGGTACGAGTGCGGATTCCGTGAATTCGACGGTCCGCCGAAACCTGGCGATATGGTGATCATGCAGGTGCAGGCTGATAAGTGGAACCACGCGGGTATATTGCTGGAGGGCAATATACTGCTGCACCACCTGTACGGTCACCTGAGTCAGCGAGTACCATATGGCGGTTACTGGCAGGAACGAACGATGAAGATTCTCCGTTACAAATCTCTGTGCTAACCTTTTGCAAAACGAATAAAGGGGTTAGGGATATGAGGAAATTTCTTTCGATATTAGCGTGTAGCCTGATTATTGTTGGTTGCACACCTTCTGAAAAGGATTTTATTGACATGGGGGAGTCCTTGGTCAAAGACACCCTTAAAGATCCGGACAGTGCCAAGTTTGAATCATTTTTCCGTGATTTTGGTGAAAATTCTGGATATGTTTGCGGTTATGTGAATGCTAAAAATTCATACGGCGCATACACGGGTAAAAAACCATATTATGTGCGGATTGAGGTCAAAGATGGAAAGGTCAATAATCATGGACCAATCATCATTATTAATGACCAAGACCAGAAGAAAATTGATTCCTATGAGTCAATCTGTCAAAGGGACTGATGTGCCATGAAAAAGATTATCCTCCCAATTTTTATCTTCCTGCTGATGGGATGTTCTGTTTCTTCACTAGAAGAACAAAAACCTATCCTATCAGAGCATTCAACAAAAACTGTTGATGAGGTTAATCGTTGCCTTGCTCCTAAATGGGTGGAGCTACGATCTTCAAGCTCAAGCATACCCACTGAATCAGGATACAAAATCACAGCATCAGACGATATATTCGGTGCTCTTTCAGTGGTGAATATCGATAAATCAGCGACAGGCGGAAGCGATATAAAGGTTTATGCCGTCGCGAAAGGATGGAACGACCACTGGGCTACGGCCGCCAGATCATGTCTTTGAAAACCCTAAAATAATCTAAGCCACCTTCGGGTGGCTTTTTTTATGGAGAATGAAAATGTCAGAGGTTATGACCAGAATTGAGCTCGGCGGTGTTTTGGGTAAAACCTACGGGAAGGTTCACCATCGTCTAATAAGAACAACCGCAGAAGCGATAAACTCACTTACAAAAACAATAGACGGGCTGGAGAAATTTTTGATAACCAGCAAAGCAAGGGGCCTGACCTACGCCGTCTTTAAAGATAAAAAAAATATCGGAAAAGATGATTTTGGTTTTCCGGTAACAGGTGAAGTTATTCGAATTGTCCCTGTAGTGATCGGAAGTAAAAAAGCTGGAGTTTTACAGACAATTCTTGGAGCTGTTCTTGTCGTTGCGGGGATTGCAGTTGGAATGCTTTCTGGTGGAACACTATCTGCTGTTGGTTACGGAGCCGCGAAGTTTGGTGCAGCTATGATCGCTGGTGGAGTTGTTCAGATGCTTTCGCCTCAACCCGGGGGCCTGGCCAGCAAACAAAGCGCAGATAACCGTGCATCGTATGCGTTCGGCGGGGTCACAAATACCGCCGCACAGGGTTACCCGGTTCCGCTCCTTTACGGCCGCCGGCGAATCGGCGGGGCAATTATTTCCGCCGGGATTTATGTCGAAGATCAGCAGTAGATAACAAACCTTTTTACAAGCCACCTTCGGGTGGCTTTTTTTATGGGCGCGATATGGCGAATAAAATTACCGGACAAAAAGGGGGGAGCTCCAGCTCCCGAACTCCTACCGAACAGCCTGATGATCTGCAATCTGTAGCGAAGGCAAAGATCCTCGTTGCGCTTGGGGAAGGGGAGTTTGCTGGACAGCTCACCGGGAAGGATATCTACTTGGACGGAACGGCGCTGGAGAACGCCGACGGCTCCCAAAACTTCAGCGGCGTTACGTGGGAATTTCGCTCGGGTACGCAGGCCCAGAAGTACATTCAGGGCATTCCCGGTACCGAAAACGAAATCAGCGTGGGAACCGAGGTAACGAGCGCTACAGCGTGGACACGAACCTTCACCAATACACAGCTTTCGGCGGTTCGTTTGCGTCTGCAATGGCCCTCCCTTTTCAAACAGGAGGACGACGGCGATCTGGTCGGATACTCGGTTAATTACGCGATTGACTTGCAGACTGACGGCGGAACGTGGCAGACAGTCCTCAATACCAGCGTGACCGGGAAAACGACCTCAGGTTATGAGCGTAGCCACCGTATTGATTTACCTCAGGCTGGCAGTACCTGGACAATCAGACTGCGCAAGATTACCGCTGACGCTAACAGCGCGAAGATCGGCGACACGATGACGCTTCAAAGCTTCACTGAGGTGATTGATGCGAAATTGCGATATCCGAATACCGCGCTGCTGTATATCGAGTTTGATTCCAGCCAGTTTAATGGCGATATCCCTCAGATCTCCTGTGAGCCACGTGGCCGCGTTATTCGCGTTCCCGATACTTACGACCCTGAAACCCGAGCTTACAGCGGAACTTGGACCGGGGCATTTAAGTGGGCATGGACGGATAACCCCGCCTGGATTTTTTACGATCTGGTTGTTTCTGACCGGTTCGGCCTCGGTCACCGTTTGACTGCCGCTAACATCGATAAGTGGACGCTTTATCAGGTCGCCCAGTATTGCGATCAGATGGTACCGGACGGTAAGGGTGGCGATGGAACAGAACCACGCTATACCTGCAACGTGTACATTCAGGACCGGAACGACGCTTACACAGTCCTGCGTGATTTTGCTGCTATTTTCCGTGGCATGACGTACTGGGGTGGCGATCAGATCGTTGCTCTGGCCGATATGCCTCGTGATGTGGATTACAGCTACACGCGCGCTAATGTTGTTGGCGGTCGCTTCACCTATTCAAGCAGCACCACGAAAACCCGCTACACTACAGCGCTGGTTTCATGGTCCGATCCCGGTAACGCCTATGCTGACGCGATGGAACCCGTCTTCGAGCAGGCGCTGGTGGCGCGGTACGGCTTCAATCAGCTGGAAATGACAGCCATCGGTTGTACCAGACAGTCAGAAGCGAACCGAAAGGGGCGCTGGGGTATTCTCACCAACAACAAGGATCGAGTTGTTTCGTTCGATGTCGGGCTGGACGGAAACATACCGCAGCCTGGCTATATCATCGCTGTGGCAGACGAGCTGCTTTCCGGAAAGGTTATGGGCGGCCGCATCAGCGTCGTTAATGGTCGCGTTATCAAACTTGACCGTGTAGCTGATGCGGCAGCAGGTGATCGCCTTATCCTCAACCTTCCCTCCGGAGCGTCACAGAGCAGGACCATTCAGGCGGTTAACGGGGAATCGGTCACAGTCACCACCGCGTACAGTGAGCCGCCTCAGGCCGAAGCTGTCTGGGTGGTTGAGTCAAACGAACTCTACGCGCAGCAGTATCGTGTTGTGAGCGTCGCTGATAACGATGATGGTACTTTCACTATTACCGGTGCATGGCACGATCCGGATAAATATGCCCGAATCGATACCGGAGCCATCATTGACCAGCGGCCGGTGAGCGTGATCCCGCCGGGTAACCAGTCGCCGCCTTCGAACATCGTGATCAGCTCGTTTTCCGTGGTGCAGCAAAATATCAGCGTCGAAACGATGCGCGTGAGCTGGGACCAGGCGCAGAACGCTATCGCCTATGAAGCGCAGTGGCGCCGCAACGACGGGAACTGGGTTAACGTGCCACGTAGCTCCACAACGTCATTCGACGTCGCCGGAATTTATGCCGGGCGTTACCTGGTGCGCGTGCGCGCAATCAATGCCGCAGAAATTTCATCCGGATGGGGCTATTCAGAAGAGAAAACGCTGACGGGTAAAGTGGGCAATCCACCGAAGCCAGTTGGCTTTATCGCTTCTGAAAACGTGGTATTTGGTATCGAGCTGAACTGGGGATTCCCGGCGAATACCGACGACACGCTGAAGACGGAAATTCAGTACAGTCTGACCGGTACCGAAGACGATGCGATGCTGCTGGCCGATGTGCCTTACCCGCAGCGCAAATATCAGCAGATGGGCCTTAAGGCTGGGCAGATTTTCTGGTACCGCGCGCAGCTGGTGGACCGCAGCGGCAACGAGTCCGGATACACCGACTGGGTGCGCGGACAGGCGAGCATCGATGTTTCCGACATCACCGATGTGATCCTGGAGGAAATTAAAGATTCTGAGGTATTCAAGGATCTGATTGAGAGTGCCGTAGAAAGTAGCGAGAAACTGGCCGAACTTTCTGACGCGATTAAGGAGAACGCCGATGGTCTGGCTGCAGCAGTAGGTTCGAATAAGCAGACAGCAGAAGCAATCATTGGGAACGCCCTGGCTATTGCTGATGTTGTTGTGCGTCAGACTGCGCAGCAGGGGGCTAACTCTGCGACATTCGAACAGCTCCGGGAGGTGATCGCCACTGAGACGGAAGCCCGCGTCACGGATGTTACTCGTCTAGAGGCGAAAACTGCCCAGAATGAAGCGGGTATTACTGATGTTCGCCAGGCGTTAGCAACGGAAACTGAAGCTCGCGCTTCTGCGGTAAGTCAATTAACGGCTGCCACTCAGGTCGCATCTGACAAAGCTGATTCAGCAGCTGCTGTAGGTGCTCAGAATACAGCATCAATCACTGACCTTAGCCAGGTTGTCACGGACCTCGATTCCTCAATGGCATCCCGTCTGGAGGAACTGGGAGCAAGGACAGATACTGCCAGCGGCGGCATTCAGAGTAACTCCATCGCGCTAATCACCAATACGCTTGCGCAGGTTAATCAGCGGATGACACTCAGCGCGCAGTACGGTGACAGTAAGGCCAGCATCGATCGCATTGACAGCGCCATGGCAAGCGACAGGGAGGCCACGACGAGCTCACTGCTGAGGTTGCAGACGGATGTCAACGGCAACAAAGCATCCATCAACAGCCTGAACCAGACGTTCTCCGATTATCAGCAGGCCACGGCCACGCAGATAAACGGCATCACGGCGACCATCAACGGGCACACTTCAGCGATCACCACCAACGCGCAGGCCATTGCGAACGTCAACGGCGACCTGAATGCGATGTACAGCATCAAGGTTGCCGTGGATGCGAACGGAAAACAGTATGCTGCTGGTATGGGGATAGGTGTTCAGAATACGCCATCCGGCATGCAGTCGCAGGTGCTGTTCCTGGCTGACCGTTTCGCGGTAATGGCGCAGGCTGGTGGGGCGGTGTCGTTGCCGTTCGTAATCCAGAACGGACAGACCTTCATAAACGATGCGTTTTTCCGTGATGCCAGCATTCAGTTCGGGAAAATCACCGATTCACTGAAGTCGGATAACTTCGTTAGCGGTTCGTCTGGCGCTGGCTGGAATCTGCCGAAAAGCGGTAATGCCGAGCTGAATAACGTCACGATCCGGGGAATGGTATACGCCAGCGGTGGCAGCTTTAAAGGCACAGTAGAGGCAACGTCATTTGTTGGTGATGTTGCCAACGTTGGTGTCGGTTCGGATGCTTCATTAAGCGGAACTGCTAATTTAGTTAAAACGATTACTTATACTGACTCAGGATCAAGTAGTCTTGCTAAGAATGCTCTTGTAGAAGCAACCTTTTATTCATCAGCGAATGCCGATACCAGTATGAATGTTATTATTGATATTAATGGGACATCCAAAACGTTTTCAAACCTTCCAGTGCAATCCGGCGCGTATGCTAATAATTTTTACACATTGAGATTTGGAGTTAAAGGAATAAATACAAATACAGTTAAAGCAACATTGACTATCGTTAATGCTAACTCAGTAAGTAAAATTATTTATTCTCCAAGCTTAATTATTACCAGAGGTACGGGCTCATTTGTTGGCTAGAAATAAATGAGTGATAAAATGTTGTTGTTATTGAGGGCTGGAATATTAAGCCCTCCTTTTCACTAACTATTAATTCATACCAATTGGTTAACTGCATTTATTTGAGCGGAGAAATTAACAATCGCTCTCAAAAACTCATTTCTAATTATGCAAAATCCGCTCAGGTGATGCATTGCGAACAGGAGAAAATATGCTTTATAACACTGGCACTATTGCCATCAGCGGAAACACCCTTACAGGTACCGGCACAAACTTCACTGCTGCTGGTTCTCTTATTCGTAACGGCTGTACCGTTATTGCAATGACCAGCCCTGTGCAGGTTTTCCAGATTACCGCGATTGGAAGCGCAACTTCTCTTACCGTGACACCTGCGGCAAGCCCAGCAATTCCTGCTGGAACGAAGTATTCGATTTTGCTGAGCGACAGCCTGAGTGTGGATGGCCTGGCGCAGGACATTGCTGAAACCTTCACGATGTACCAGCGCTACATGAGCGGATTTGCTGATGTGATGAACGGTACTACAGACGTCACTATCACGATTAACGGTGTGGCCGTTACCGTACCGGGTCAGAAATCGCTGGCAAAGAAAGGGGCTAACAGCGACATTACCAGCCTTTCCGGTCTGACCACAGCACTAAGCGTGGCTCAGGGGGGAACTGGTGCGAAAAATGCGGCAGACGCCCGCACAAACTTCGGGCTCGGAACCGCAGCACTCAAGAATTATGTAAGCGGCACGAAAGATGATGTGATGCTTCAGGGTTACGGCAATTTAGTAGTTTTATCGCAGTACAACCCGGGCCTACCGCTCTTTCAAACGGGAGTGTATGGAGAATCGTCGCCCGCCGGATGGAAACCAACTACTGCGGGCAGTGGATTCGTTTCGGGTTATGATAGCGTTCGCCGCCAGCAATATTGGATAAGCACTCAGGGAGGTTTCTACGTACGGCACATTGAGGACGCTGCCTATAATATTAGTGCGACCACTTACCCCTGGACGCAGATGCAAGCCGTCGGCACATCAGACATCAACTTTAAAAAAGATATCACTGAACTTGATACGGAAATCGCGCTGGCAAACATCGACGCTATGGAATTCGTATCGTTCAGATATAAGAATGATGACAGTGGGGCGGTACGCCGTGGTGTAATCGCGCAGCAGGTTGAGAAGATTGACCCGCAGTACGTTCACAGCGCCGAGGGAGTGGGCAAAATGACCCTTGACCTTAACCCATTGCTTATGGATGCCCTAGCCGCCATCAAGGCACTTAACGCAAAGGTGGCAGAACTTAGTAAACAGGTTGATGAGCTAAAACAGGGTGGAGCTTGATATACCTGAAGACAGCATATTGAAACGCTTCGCTAAGAAAACCGCCGCCCGTCTTAAGAAAGAACGGGCGGCGGCTGGTTGCTCAGTGTTCATGCCCGAGCAAACGTGGGGAATATTACACGATAGATAGTTAAAGCCCAACCTGGCGAACAGTAGGAGACTCAGAGGTCAGCCACATGTCAGAATCTTCAAACATCTCCTCCAGCATGCGGTTCAGTTTTTCCCGATCGCTTTTGCTGGCGTCGCTATTCAGGCCGTTCGCCTGCATCGGCTTCACCTTCACTTCGGCATCAGGGAAAATCTGATGCACCCGCTTCGTCAGCTCGGCCAGAATTATCTCTCTGGCGCCCGCCAAACCATCAACATTACGCTTGTCATAAACCAGTTCTACGAACAT